ATTGACTTTATTCCAGTAATTGCATGTGGATCTCTCGATAATACCCCAGATATAGATATTATTCCTTTAGAGGGAATAGCAGACTGCGAAATTAGTATATATGATTTATCTTGTATGCTAAAGCATGCAGAGAATACGTCTACAGTTCCGACTATGTATATGACCGGAGTTGATAAGGACGAGACACCTGGTGCTACTGGACTAGGCGTACTCATATCTCTAGCGGATAGTCAGGCAAGGGTAGGGTATACAACTACCGATACTTCCGCTATGACTCACCTATTGGCTAGGATAGTAGATTTATATTCTCAAGCGCAAGAACTCGGTGCATCATTGCTCGGATCGAGAAAAGGAGCGGCAGAATCTGGAGAGGCTCTTCGACTTAGGCAGGCTTCGGCTACTGCATCGCTTAAATCCGTCGTCGGTAATGTTGGAGTAGGGCTACAGCAAATAAGTAGATGGGCTACTATTTGGGCTGGCGGAGACGAAAACGAAATCGAATTTACTCCGAATCAGGAGTTCTCTACATTTAGCCTTACTGCTAACGAGCAGATTGCTATGATCCAAAGCTGGCAGTCTACCGCTATTAGCCATAGCACGCTTCTTGAAAGTTTCCGCAAGGCTGGAATGCTGCACCCAGGTGAAACTGTTCAGGACGAATTAGATAGGCTAGATGAAGATGGAGAGAAATACGAAGCACCGGTAGAGCCAGGAGATTTAGATTCGAGCGCTAATGATGGAATGATTACCGACGAATTAGACGTAGGTGAAGGCTTAGTCAAGACAAATACTATGGATAAGACTATTAAGAAATGAGCAACTTAATATTAAATTTCTCGCTCAACACAGGCAGGTCTGTGACCAAAATTAGGAGATTCCAGTGGAATTAGAAGAAGCATTAGCATTAATTGATAAACAGAAAGTCAACCTTGAAGCACTAGGTGGCGAAAAAGATAGCATGAGAGCCAAAATGGATCAATTGCTAACTGAAACGAAGACAGCAAAACACGATAAACGTGATTTTGAATTAAAATTCTCGAATCTTACAAGTGAATTCGAGGAATTTAAAACAAGTTCATCTCTAGACGCTGATACAAAGCAAAAAGTAGACGAACTTGTATCGCAAAGAGTAGAAAAACTTCAGACTAAGTTTGATGCGCAAACTTTAGAGATGCAGACAAGTTTAACTGATGCGCAAAGTGGATATAGTAAGTTGAAATTACAATACGACTCAGAGCGTGTTAATGGAGCGCTCCGACAGTCAGCGGAAAAGGCAGGAGTATTGCCTACCGCAATCGATGATGTCATTAGCCGTGCTACTGGTGTATTCTCAATTAGCGAAGAAGGTGCTCTTGAATCAAGAGATTCCGATGGAAATCTTCGCAAAATTGGTAAAAAGATTGCTTCACCTGATGTTTTCGTAGAGTCGCTTAAAGATTCCGCCGCGCATTTATGGCCACAGTCGAAAGGCAGTGGTGCAAATGGTTCTATTAGTGGGTCTAATGATGGTGTTAATCCGTTTTCCAAGGACACCCTTAATTATACCGATCAAGCTAAGCTCATGAGATCAGATCCTTCTAAGGCTGAAAGACTCAAAGCTGCTGCTGCGTAGATTTAATGATATTACTAGATATTAATTATCATGTAATATAACGAAAGGCAACATGTGGTTGTGCCTCATGTTAATTTATTTATTTTAATTTGAGGATACAATTATGTTTGGTACAGTTCCTACATATACGGGCACAACTTCCAGTGTTAGTTCAACTCTATTGGATATTTACGATCCAACTATTTTTAACGCTGGAATGCAAGAGCTAGCGATTGAACAGAATCGCTTCGTTCAGTCTGGCATTATGGTCATCGATCCAAGACTTAACGCTATGGCATCCGGCCCGGGTTCAATCGGTGATCTGCCTTTCTTTAAAGGTCTCACTAATGACGAGCCTAATTACTCTACTGATGATCCAGCATCTTCAGCCACAGCGGATCGCATTCAAGGTGCGAAGCAGACTTACGCTGTAGCGTACAAGAATAAGGCATGGTCTACTATGGACATGGCTCGTGAACTTGGTCTGGAAGATCCTCTCGGTGCTATCATGGCTCGTACTGGTAAGTACTGGGCTGTGGATACCGAGAAGCGTCTAATTAACTCCATGCAAGGTGTATTGCTTGATAACATCGCTGGCGATTCTAGCGATATGGTTAATGCTATCCATCTGGAAACTACCGTCGGTGTTGATGCTAGCAATCGTATTGGTGCAGAAGCTGTAATTGATGCTGCGGCTACTATGGGTGATCATGCTCAAAATCTTTCTGCGATTGCTATGCACTCAGTGCCATATGCTAATTTGCAGAAACAGAACTTGATCGACTTTATCCCAGATGCTCGTGGTGAAGTTAATATCCCGACTTATCTTGGCTATCGCGTTATCGTAGATGATTCTTTGGCTCCTCGCGATGGAGTTACAAGTGGTTATGTTTATACCACTGTATTGTTCGCTGGTGGCGCTGTTGCATATGGCGCCGGTACTCCTATGGTGCCATCTGAGATGGATCGTTCTCCAGCAACTGGAAATGGTGGTGGTCAAGACATTCTGTGGACTCGCTCCACCGAGATTGTTCATCCATATGGATTCTCTTTCTCTACCATGACTATGACCGGTAATGATACGGCCACTTACGCTGAGCTTGCCGCTGCAGCCCAGTGGGATCGCGTATACGCCGAGCGTAAAAACATCGGTGTTGCATTCTTGACCTCAAACGGATAAGTTATTTTCCCTAGGCCAAGGATGGCCACCTAAATTTTAGGAGCAAATTATGCCAATTACGAAAGCGACCAGTCCAATTAAAAGGGTTGCAGTTAAAGAAGCAAAGGAAGAAGTTATCCAAGAAAAATCAGCGAAAGAGCCATCTATTAAGGATCTTTTAAATCATCAAGCAAAAATTAATCGAGGTGTAGAATGAAAGGTCTATTAAGATCACTTGGTCGAGCGTCAGAAACGGATCGGTCAATCGTAAAGAGACGAATTGCGTTTTCTTTTAGCGCAGACATTACTGGCGAAGCGGATACGGTGGACGCTACGACCGCTGTAATCGGCCAACTTCCCGAAGGAAATATTTTACTTCTAGGGGCTGTTGCGTATGTCGCAGTAAAGGCTGGCACTGATGAACATGTAATCGACGATTGGGATGGCGATTATGGTATTGGAACGGCACCGAATGGAGATTATGACCTTAGCGACGCGGAAGACGATAATGTTGTTCCATCTACCGCGCTAGCATCTGCTGCCGACGATAAGGATGCACAATCTACACGAGGATTGTCTACGGCGACGGAACAAGTTATTCTTGACAATGCAGACGGTAGCATGGAATTAAATCTTAATATCTTGATTGATGATAATGTAATTACGGATACTGAAGATGGCACGTTCGCTATTTCTGGAACTCTGGACATTGCATATATTGTTCTCGGTGATGACTAATGGAGCTTGCTGGCTAGAATGCTAGCCAGCAATCAAAATTATGGGCAAACTACTCAAAAAACCAAAATGGGGTAAGCATAAAAAGGTGCTTGCCGCCGTTTTATATTACACGCGAAAAAGAACTAGGGAAAGGTTCGATGCGAATAGAATAAGGGCTAATTCTGGTTCTATCGTAATCTCATCTTCAGAAGCGCAACTTACAGTAACGTAATTTAGTTAAATCACAGATAATTGTTATCGGTATTTGATTGTCGAGTATATGTTGTTAGACCTGATAATAAGAATTTTAGTTAGCCCATTAGCTTGGTTTACTATAATATTCGTTATTATAGCTGTAATATTATCTTGCTGTAGCGATAATAATCAGGGTGGAATGTACTGATGACTGTAGTAACAATATTTATGGTTTGGTTATTATTGATTATTTGGATTTTTTGGATGACTAGCGGTGATGTATGAAATCTACTGACGTTAAAAAAAGACGATTTATTCCCGAAGATAAACAGGCTGATCGTCAAGGTTTACCCGATCAAAGAGATTCATTTGATCTCGAAGATGATCATTATTCCTCTATTAAATTCCCATGTTTCGAGCTAGAAGTAGACCAGGTGCCTAATAATGATTAAATGGATTAATTTATTCAAAGATGCCTTCATGGTCTACGATGATCTAAAAGATTCTGGCTGGCGCATATCTAAGACAATGGCAACTAGCACTATTATGATTCTGTCTAGCATCATAGTGCTAACTGGCATAGTAGACACGGGGTTCACTGATGCTGAAATTATGGCTATTGGCACAGGTATTTATTCGAGTGTTATTGCCGTTATCCGCGTCTTCTCAGACGGCGGACGAATCAAACTGCATGATGACCTCAAACCACCATCCACAGCACGCTCTGATGATGACGAGCATTCCACTTTATAGGACTAGTCAATGGAAACGTTTTTAAGTCAATTCGCCATTAATATGATTATCACAATGATCAAGTCAATGATGGATAATGGCCTAGTAGAGCAAATTCAACAGTTTGTTGTTGCCGCGTTCGATTTTGATATGACTGGTGAAGAAAAGAAGGCGGCTGTATCAGCTGAACTCGCTGATATTGGCGGCGTACTTGGCGAGGCTTTGTCCTCTACCGCGCCATGGCTAATCAATCTTTTGATTGAAGCGCTAGTCGGAAAGTATAAAATAGACAATGGTTGATCCAGTAACAATAGCTGGCTTTACTATAGCTGGCAAAAAGACATTTATAGGTGCACTTGGAATGGCCGCAGCAGTAAGCGATGACATGGTAAAAATTTGGCCGTTAGTCGCTGTTCTTCTAGTTCCTTTAGCGACAGGAGCGTATTATATGGGAGTTGTGTCAAATAAACTGACTACAATATCCGATAATGGACGAATGGCGCATAATAATATTACTGATCATTTTATGAGTGAATTAGCAGCAAGAGACATTAAAATAGATTTGTCATACAACAGAGCTACTCAAGGAAAAAGATATACTTTCGATATGGGACTTGCAGCGGAAGAAAGAATTAGATCACTCGAATCCGCATCTAATGAACCAAGCAGATTTGAAGAAGAAGGTAAAGAACTAAAGATGCGGGTTGATGATTTAGAATCTCGTTTGTATAAGATTGAATTGCGTACGCATACGAATTTTGACTAATGTCTATTCATTTTAAATTAGGGAAAAAATCTATGGCGCAATTAGTTGGCCTTCACCCAGAGGTAAGCTACTGTGTTACAGAGGCAATTAAGATTACCAAGCAAGATTTTACCGCTTTTGACGGAATACGCTCGATCCAAAAGCAAGAAAATTTAATTTTGGTTGGAGCAAGTTCTACTATAGATAGTTATCATCTATATGGGTTGGCAGTTGATTTAGTCCCGTGGATCAATGGTACTGCAAAATGGGAAGAAGATGCATGTATTATAGTAGCTAACGCTATGAAAGAGGTTAACCGAGTCAACGGATTAGGAATTGATTGGGGTTACGATCTTTGGAAATATGATATGCCTCACTTTCAAAAAACTGGCATGAAAAAGAAGTACGACATTCGTAAACTTAGGCACGACCTAAGTTGTTATTGACATTGATAGAGGATTAAAATATGGCTTCTGCATTTAATAAATTTGAAGATTTTGCCGAGCAAATTGGCTTGGGTGTACATGATCTTAACACTGATGCTGTTATGGCGATGCTGACAAATACAGCTCCTATTGCATCTAATGCTACATACGCCGATATATCCGGTAATGAGTTGACTAATGGTGCTGGATATACTACTGGTGGCGAAGATATCCAAAACCTGTATACAGAATCTGGTGGTGTTGGAACTATGACCGCGACTGACGTCGTCTGGACTGCAACCGCCTCGATGGGGCCATTCCAATATGTCGCATTATATAACGATACTGCTGGCAGCAAGAATCTAGTCGGTTGGTATGATTATGGTTCTGAAGTGACCCTCGCGGATACAGAGACATTTACATTGGACTTCGGCGCTAGCGTTCTTACTGTTGAATAAGGAATAGAATAATGACAAACTCATTCTTTAATAATGATTTGGTTGATGGCGAAGTTTATAGCGCTTCTGATGTGGAAGAGATAGAGACTGGCTTTGATCTTGTTGAGGATGAGTTTGTTAAATATCAGCCCGTAGAAAATGGTTTTGTTAATAGGGCGGATAGTATAATTTCCTTTGTAGATGGCACAAGGACGTTTACTATTCAGCCTTCATCTACATCTTTTACATTTTTTTCTAATGGAAATCAGCATGTAATAACTGAGGCTGACGATCTCGTTTTATCAACTGATTCGGGGATGCATTATATTTTTTATAATGTATCAGGTAATTTAACAGAATCTGTAATTTGGCATGATTCTTATATTCTCAATACTGCACTTATTGCTTTTGTATATTGGAATGGAGTAGAATCGTCTGCAACAACGGTGGCGGATGAAAGGCATGGTATAATTATGGATGCCATATCACATCAGTATTTACACAATACTCGTGGAACAGCATATTCAGATGGATTACAGCCAATTGATATAACTCCCGATGGTGATGGATCGTTAGCGATCCATGCGCAGATTGGAATTACGTTAGGAGCGATTTGGGATGAAGACATAAAAATAGAGATTGATTCCGATCCGAGGCCAACTAGTATTCCGATATTATATAGAGCTGGATCCTCATCTGGCCTATGGGTTAAAATTCCAGCCACCGATTATATCATTACTACTACTGGCACCGGTAGGGCTGCGTATAATGAATGGACTGGTGCTACTTGGCAATTAGCCGAGATTTCAAATGGTCGTTATATGCTAATGCACTTATATGCAACAAACGACATCGATGATAATTTCTTCTTTATAGTTGGTGAAAACGAATATCTAAATGTTACTAGTGCTAGAAGTGGAGCCTTAGATGAAATATCAACAATAGAATACGGACGACTGCCAATAACGGAATATAAATCAATCGCTAGTTTTATAATACAAACAAACGATAGTTATGCGAACAGCGTAAAATCAGTAATAAGGACGACGGATACTGGTGGAGATTATGTAGATTGGAGATTTACTAGCGCTGGAATTGCTCTTTCCGTAAGTGGCGCGACAAGCTCGATATGGGGAGGCATTACTGGGACTATTGCCGACCAAACAGATTTGCAAACCGAACTTGATGCAAAAATAGCACAAGGGCTTCATACTATTTGGATCCCAGCATCTGCAATGATATCCAATGAGACAAATGGAGCAGAATATGCAGAGTTAGAATTGGCTACAAACGATGTAATGATAGCAGCTATGGATTTTGACGCTACTACATCTGAGTCAATTCAATTTCAAGTAAGGATGCCAAAGTCATGGGATGAAGAAACTATTCTATTCGCTGCTTCATGGAGTCACGCTGCGACTACTACTAACTTTGGTGTAGTTTGGTCTTTATCGGGAAACGCTAATTCTGACGGAGACGCGTTAGATAGTGCATTTGGTACGGAGATTGATATAGAAAATACCGGAGGGACAACAGATGATTTATACATTTCTAGTAGATCATCTGCGGTAACGATAGCTGGAACTCCGGCAGCTGAAGATATTATTGTCTTTAAGATTAATAGGGATGTCGCACATGCATCTGATGATATGGCTATTGATGCGAGATTACATGGTGTAACTTTATATTATACAATTGACGCTGAGGATGATACCTAAATGTTTAGTATGAATGGAATGCAATTTGGTAAGGCATCCAGGGGGTCATCTGATTTTATTACTGAATGGCACACTTCTGGTGCAAGCGAGAGTATTGTTCTTCCATTAATAACTGGCATATATACATATGACTTCATGGTTGATTATGGGGATGACTCTGGATTAAAAACGGTGACAGCGTGGGATGATGCTGATGCCACTCATGAATATGATGATGCTGGTGATTATATTGTAACTATTTCAGGAACCTGTGAGGCTTGGTCTTTCAATAATGCTGGAGATAGGCTAAAGATCATAGATGTATCTAATTGGGGAGATGTAGGCTTCACTTATCTTAATGGAGCTTTTTACGGTTGTTCCAATTTATATACTACTGCGACAGACGCTGGAGCTTTTGGCTCTGTAACAGATGTTGGCGGTATGTTCCGCGATGCGGTACTGGTCAATCCGAATACAAGTTCATGGGATTTAGGCACAGCTTGGAGCTTCTATGCTATGTTCTATGGCGCTATAGCAGCAGATCCAGATACGAGTTTTTGGGATACAAGTTCCGCTACGAATATGGAATTTGTATTTTATGGTGCAACATCAGCGGATCCAGATGTAACGGATTGGGATGTTAGTGGCGTAACAAGTATGGAGTTTATGTTTTATGGGGCCACTTCAGCTGATCCGTATGTAGCTGATTGGGTGACGACACTAGTAGAGAATATGCAGTATATGTTCTGTAATGCTACAGCGCTGAATCCAGATATCAGTGGGTGGAACACTGGCGTCGTCGCTAATATGGATTACATGTTTTACGGGGCAACACTTGCTAACCCAGATGTTAGTGGATTAGACGTTGCTGATGTTGCCACTATGGACTTTATGTTTTATTCTTCTGCGTTTTCAGATACAAACTACGATCTGCTTCTCGATGCTTGGGAGCACCAGTCGTTACAAAGCGATGTTCCGTTCCACGCTGGCACAGCCAAATATACCAAAACTGCCGCTAAGTTAGTTCTTACAGATACTTATAATTGGGCTATAACCGATGGAGGTTCAGCGTAATGCTTTATTTTGAAATAGACCCTGTAGTACATATTATAATTGGTAGTAGAACCGGATTATTTGAAACATATAATACTAAAGATTCTTCTATTGTTAACGGAAAAATATTTCTAGTAGAAGTTGATATTACTAAGCCGGCAGTAGATACAGAAATAGAACGTCTTTCTATTCCCGAAGATTCGTATGATTATGTAACAAATGTTGCTACTAGAGTTTATACAGTAGTTACTAAAACTCAAATGGAGTTGGATCAAGAACGGGTAGCAAAGGACACGGAGGCTCTTAGGTTATATGGAAAAGATACCGTTCTAGTTCTTGTTCAGTTAGTAAGTAAGTTATTGGATGATAGCGTAATCTTAGCGTCTGATTTTGATCCAGCCGTTAAGGATTCATATCTTGAAATAAAAGCTATCGCAGATAGGATTATAGCGAACCAGTAATATGGCTACTGTAGTAAAAACCTTCGCCTTTTATACTGATGTAGAGAGCTTCGTTTCGCATCCAGATAGTAGTTCCGTTACTATGGAGCTGAATGCTTTCCAAGGCAATCCACTCCGCTCGCTTAGCTCGCATTGCTACGGACGAAATAAAGGTAATACTTCTTCTCCAAACTACTGGGATAGAACGCTAACTTGGGAGGATATGGGTGTTCCGGCTGGAACAACAGTAACAGGAGTTACTTCAGCCTCAATGGATTACAGGGTTACTGATTTTGTTACTGGGGTCTCAGTAAAATCTGGTCTTGTTGTCCTGGTTGATGGTGCCACTACCATTACCCTATCAGCGGAGGCGTTAGAAACGGGCTCAACTTCTTGGAAAAATTCAGCTGGTACTGATTCAACCGGATTAGATCTTGCATCTAGCAATTCGGTTACTATTACAATTAATAATTATTTGAAGAATGGCAACGACCCCTATGGTTCCACGGTTTGCTTACAAGATCAACTTGAATTTACGATAACGTACGAAATAGAGGTTACTCATTACACATTAGATGCGACAACAGAATCTTTCGCAATAACAGGAACGGATGTAGAGCTTACTTATATTAAGCATCACGCGCTCGACGCTTTAGAGGAATCTTTTGCTATAACTGGCGCAGATGTAACATTAAAACTAGGTTACACTACCGAGGCAATACCAGAATCTTTCGCAATAACGGGCACAGATGTAATATTAAAGCAAGGTTACGCTACCGAGGCAATAACTGAATCTTTTGCTATAACTGGCACGGATGTTACTCTAACAAAAGAAAGTGTCGCCAATCATTATACGTTAGATACGCTTACTGAAGCGTTTAATATTACAGGGGTGAATGTAAATATTATAAGTGGCAATCCATTTATAACTACTTGGAAGACTACGGCTGATGCTGAGTCTATTACTCTCCCTCTTAATTTTTCTGGTAGCACATATAACTTTACCGTTTATTGGGGAGATGGGGAATCATCTACCGTAACAGCTGGATGGCAGACGGGTAAAACTCACGAGTATGAATTAGCCGGTGAGTATGATGTTTCGATTATAGGAACATGTTCGGCATTTAATTTTGAGTTCGGCGAATCGCCGGATAATATAAAATGGATAGATATTAAGCAGTGGGGCGACGCTGCTTTTGATACTATGTCAAGTTTTGCATATGATTGTATTAACTTAGATATATCGGCTACCGATTATCCTGATTTATCTGGTGTAACAGCTTTTGAAAACATGTTTAATGGCTGCTCTTCACTAAGTGTTTATGATTTTAGTGACTGGGATATTAGTTCTGGAATAAGTTTATATAAAGCCTTTAGTAATTGCTTTTCTTTTACGGGTGTTGGATTATCCAACTGGACTACAACGTCAATAACGACGCTAGAAGAAGCCTTTAATCAATGTTTTGATTTTGATGCTGATCTTTCTAGTTGGGATGTAACTTTAGTTGAATCTCTATATCAAACTTTTAGAGGGTGCTCATCCTTCACTGGAACAGGATTATCTAGTTGGATTACTTCAGCATTAACAAATATACAAAGAACCTTTTGGGGTTGTCCTTTATTTAACGCCGATATTGATGGGTTTGACGTTTCAGGCTGTAATAGCCTGTACTATACATTTTATGATTGTGATTCGTTTAATCAAGACTTAAATTCGTGGAATACAAGTCTTGTTAATAATTTAGCTGGCACGTTTTCTTCTTGTCTTATATTTAATGGAAATATAACGTCTTGGGATGTAAGTGCAGTAACGACATGCTACGCGACATTTTATAATTCACCTGCATTTAATCAAGATATATCTAGCTGGGAACCGAGTTCATCATTATCGAATTTAACCTTTACTTTTGGTTTAGCTACTTCCTTTAATCAAAATCTAGCATCCTGGAATGTTACTGGATTAACCACTGCTCCTAATACATTTGACCAATCCGGATTATCCACAGAGAATTATAGTAATATATTAATAGGGTGGGAAGCGCAAGCAGTTCTTAACGATGTATCTTTAGGTGCGAGCACAATCCATTATAATTCGAGTGCTGTGGCTGCACGCGCTGCACTTATTGCAGATCACACTTGGACGATTGTCGATTTAGGCATAGATGCATCTAGTATTCTTGATGCTTTATCTGGAACTTATATATATGGTGATTATGGTTTTACATTAGGATCCGCAAAACTCGGGGCAATTATTCTTGGTGAGACTGGATCTACTCGCTTAATCCATGGTCATCCGGTAGCAATAGAAACAGTACAATTCGACATAATCGGTACAGACGTTACACTGACTAAGGGATCTAGCGCGATACACTATACATTAGATACTCTTACAGAAGTATTTAGTATTACTGGGTCAAACACAGATCTTCAAATAGGGTATAGTCTCCCCAATCTAACTGTATCATTTGATATAGTTGGTACTGATGTAGATTTTGCAATATCGTATGTATTGCAAACGATTACAGAAGAATTTAATATTACGGGTACGGCGGCTAATCTTACTCAGGGATATTCATTAGTTCCTTCTACAGAATCATTTATTATCTCTGGCTCTAATGTAACTCTTTCTCAGGACTATACACTAACTACATCAACTAAAGCCTTTAATATATCCGGCAACGATGTTACGTTCGATCTTAATTATGCAATAACTACTATTGCTGGCGAATATGTAATAACAGGGTATGACATCAACTTCGATAGTACTAAATCACTATCCGCTGGCTCTGGCATATTTAATATAATTGGCTTTGATGTAGACCTTCAACAAGGGTATTCATTAAGCACGATAACCTCAGCGTTTAATATTGATGGAACGGATGCCACTTTACGGCAGGGATATTCATTAGTTACTGAGACGACTGCATTTAATATTACGGGAATAGATGTTGCATTTAGCCGTAATTATGCAATATCAACTATTGTTGGCGAATATACAATAACTGGATTTGATGTTAATTTCGATAGCGAAAAATCATTATCCGCTGGATCTGGATTATTCGATATTACAGGGACAGACGTAGACCTGCAACAGGGATATGTATTAGGCTCAATATCTACATTATTTAATATTACTGGGGCAAGCGTAGATCTCCAGCAAGGATATATATTAATCCCTACCGTTGAATCATTTCTAATTACTGGAATAGATGCAGAATTAGATAGAGATTATACTCTAGCTACAGAAAATGGCGCTTTCTTAATCGATGGCTCCGATGTTAATCTCTCGATAAAATATATACTAGATGTACTTTCTGGCTCTTATTTATTCACTGGAACAGAGGTTACGTTTAATCGTGATTATGCGCTAATACCGGATTATGGGGCATACTTAATAACAGGAACAGATGTTAATTTTGATAGTGAGAAATCAATATTAGCAGGGTCTGGCTCATATATAATAACTGAATTTGATGTAAATCTTTCAGTAGACTATACTTTGTCTAATATTTCTGAAGGATATACGATCAGCGGAACTGTTGTTGATCTCTCAGTTGATTATATCCTTAATTCAAATAATGGAGCGTTTTCTTTAGATGGTACTGATATAGTATTATCTAAAGAGTACGTTCTCATTAATGAAGTTGGATCATTTAACGTAACGGGACAAGATGTTAATCTTTCGGCTCAAAATTCGCTAATAGCAGAAAATGGAGAATTTACGCTATCTGGCTTTGATGTAGATTTAGCAGTTGGATATGCAATTTCTATAGAGAATGGGCAGTTTAATATATCAGGACAGGACGTCAACTTCAGCATAGACTATACGGCGAATGTCATATCTGGCGCTTTTGCTATTAATAGCCAACCTGCTGAACTATTAATAGATTATACTTTATCTACAGCGACTACCGTATTTAATATTACTGGCATAGATATTGACTTTAATAGAGACTATACAGTATCTACGTTAAATGGCGAGTTTTTAATAACTGGCGCTGATGTAACATTTAATAGTGAATTAGTATTATTTACTGAAACTGGGCTATTCAATATTACTGGTACGGACGTTAATTTCCTATCAGATAAAGTAGCATCTGTAGATAGCGTATCATTTAATATTACGGGTCAATCTGTCGATTTAGGAAAAGGGTATGCCATATCTGTCTCTAACGGCGAATATGATATATCTGGAACGGATGTATCGTTTAAAACAAGTTATGCAATATCCTCTGAGGTTGGCGAGTATGTAATACTCGGGCAAGATGTTACATTAAAGACTGTAAATTCTATTATTGCAGAAAATGGATCTTTCTTAATATCCGGCCAAGATATAGGCTTAGCACATAATAAGTCTATTGGTACAGAGTCCGGCACTTTTATAATTTCCGGCACAAATGTAGAATTTGCATATCACCATAGTATAGTAGCAGAAACAGTTGAATTTGATATAACTGGTTCTGACGCAACCTTATCCTTTACTGGTGGAACTCCGTTATTATGCGTTCCATATGGAATAAATTATGATAATGAATCTTATGATTTAGATATCGAAATAGAAACACTCGATCTATCTATGCTGCCTGAAAATTATATGTTAGACTCTACTATTGAACTTATAGGACTAGAAGATGGCTGTTGAAGAATATACAATTTACCAAGGTGATACTGGGCCAATTATTAGGCCACGACCAACGGTATTAGATGATGGAGCGACTCTCGATTCAAACTGGAGCTGCTTTACCGCTGTCAATGATGCAGATGGAGCAGTTGTAATTGCTAAGAGGGAAGTGACTGGCAAGACAGCGGATAATTTAAGATTTATCGCTGCATTAACTCCGACGGAAACAAATCTATTAGATGTTGATGATAGCGAAAGTTATCGTCCATATACTCAAGTAATTGAAGTAATCAATACTACGTTAGCCCCTCCATTTAATATCGAGGAGCATTATACGTTGAAAGTTGTCCCACAGGGCATTGACCCAATTTAACAGGAGATTACTGTGGCGCTCGTAACACCATATTGTACAGTAGCCGAAGCAAACACTTATCTTACCGGATCAGAAATCTGGAGTAGTGCTAATACATCTCAAAAGAATAATGCTTTATTTTGGGGCAGAGTTCATTTAGACTCTACATATAGTTGTGCAGTTTTCGACGAAGCCGATCCTCCAGATGAAATTAAGTATGCTAATGCTTTATTAGCTGAAGATTGGCTAGATGGATCTCTAATAGATGATGGATCGAAAGTTTCTGGCTCGGTGAAAATGAAGCGAGTTAAGGCTGGATCTGTAGAATCTGAAACAGAATACAGAACTGGGTCTTCTGGTGGTAATTTTCAAGATAATGTCGATCAACTGCTTTCTAGTTTATGTAAGAAGAAAGGGTCTACTAAATTTGTTTTAAGGGTATAGGATTCTCTATCCCTTAGAAGGGGATTACCGGGAAATCTAGTTTAAATTAGAGTAGGAGAGAGGTTATATCGTGGGATTAAGAGAAGATATACAAAAAGATCTTGGGATCGCATTTGATGTTGATTTATCCGATGCAGTCAAGACTTTATTCCTAATTAAGCTATCTACCGGTGATTATTCGGAAGATACAGGCATTAACACTCCTGTAGAATCGACTTATTCGACTAGAGGTGTCCTAGATGGATATAAAGATAGGGAATTATTCGATTCCTCGGTTCATCCTACAGACGTAAAAGCTATAATCCTTGTCAACGAGTTATCGGCTACGCCGGAAATAGACGATTACATAGAGTATTCAGGGATACGATATAAGGCAATTAACGTAATGGCAGACCCAGCGGATGCCCATTGGGAGATACAGTGTAGACGATGAGACCTTTAAGTGGACCAGGATCACAAACTAGTTCTTCTGGCTATACGGAAGTTGGGACTTTTATTGAATTGGGAAAGGTGCTGGCGAATATAATAGGAGTCAGGGACGCAAGGATGATGGGTTCTTTATGGTGGAGTTTGGTAGATGCAACGCCTGTTTGTACGGGGTATGCGAGAGCTAGTTGGTTCGTCACAACCGGAATAGTAAAATCGAGAAATCCGAATACTCCAAGACCGAAGATTGGCAAAAAGGCAGAAGGTGGATGGGATTGTAAAGAGACGTATGATCTTCCCGATTATCCAGAAGTAATATATAAATACACTAAGCCTGGAGCTAGAAAAGCGTCTGTTTGGTATATCGTTAATTTAGCTCCATATATGGAAATTCTTAATACTGGAACGTCGAAGAAAAAGTCTGCGAATCACGCCGGATGGATAAATAATATAGTTGCGCAACACGTTATAAAAGCGCAACAAGGACAAATATATGGAGATGGGAAATAATGAACTTCGACGAGATAAGGGCGGTTTGTGAAAATAGGATAACTACGAATTGGACGAATACGGACATTGCATTTGATAATTCTAATTTTGAAGTTCCAGACGGTGCCTGGATTAGATGCTTTTTATCTCCTATTACTACGGTAAATGCATCATTGGGTGGATTATCAAAAAGAGATTATGCGGCGTTTACTATGCAAATTTTCGTTCCTCTTAATGAAGGAACCGGATTGGCATATCAATATGCCGCAGAATTAGAAGAATTATTTAGCAACATATCAATAGATGGTGTTGTTTTTTATACAGCTGAAACTCAGAGAGTCGGTGACGAAGGGAATGGCTGGTTTATGGTAACCGTTCGTGCTCAATGCTGGGCACAAACGGCATGTTAAATAGATACAATTGAGGTGATATAATGGGTACAACAAGCACAAATTATACGAGCATCGGCTACGAAAGAGATTGGGATGGCATAACCACTCCAGAACTTCAACTTTTACCAACAACCGGTGGTGGCCCGATATTAAATCTGACTACTACTGTTTCCGAAGTTATTCGGTCTGATAGAATGATCGATGATTTGATTATCACAGACGCTGAAGTGAACGGTGATACGAATTACGAGCTGTCGTATACTCCATATAAGCCAATCCTAATTGACTTGTTAAGAGATAGTAATACGCCAACCCCAGTAGCGGTCACTAGTATCGTTTCAGATGCAGCTACAAAGACGTTTGCCTCCGCTAGTATTCTAGCGGTTCAATGGCCAGTCGGATCGTATTTCAACGTTAATGATATGACCGTAACTAGTATGAACGGCATTTACGAAGTAACCGTCGTGGTTGACGGTACGATAACCGTAGCGGAAACTTTGATTGATGACGCTGCGGCGACAGGAACAGCCAATAAGATTTCTTATATAAACGGTGCAGCGTCGATTATCCCCTATTTGTTTAGGAAACGGGTTAGTTGCGATTCAACCGATAGCAACTTCTTTTATCCAGAGTGCGCTATATCTTCTGCTAGTTTTAACTTCGAGACTGGTGGTATTCTCAACGGCACAGTCGGAGTATTCGGAACGACCGAAACTGCACTTGAGGATACTGAGCTATCCGGCACCGCTTATGAGAACCAAACCGAGCTTGCGATTCCTGCATATAGCATCATGAATGCTGTAACTAGTGTCGCTAACATTTCTCTTGCCGGTTTGACGTCCGATTCATGTTTCCAAAATATGAATATCACCGTTGATAACGGGACTCAAGGTGCTAAGTGTATTGGTACGCTAGGTGCTGTCGATACTGCCGACTTTACACTGAACGTAACCGCAGATATTACTATGTACTTCTGCGATCAATCGGTTTATAAGAAGTTCATTGCAGCGGAATCGTTTAGTGTAGCTCTCGCATTACGCGACGGTGATGGAAACGGCATGGTGCTAAAGATGCCAAAGTGTAAGTTTGAGACTCTTGAACTTCCTATTGATGGCAAGGATAACTTCCTTACTCTTAACGGTTCGCTAAGAGCGTTGCGTGACGCTACCGACGACTATATGTTCGGGATTGAATTCCTAGACGCATAATTTGGTCTATAAGACCCGTTCTGCAATCGTCTTTCCTGTGGGGCTTTTGTAGAACGTCAATTTTAAATACACAGGAATAATTCTCACAGGAGAAATGTATGTTGCAAATCACACCAATCGATCATGCCAAAGAGGAAGATGGTGCATGGGGAAGCTATTTAGGCGTTCCACTTCTTATCGCAAGAGCTAACAATGATAAGTTTAAAAAGGTGTTCCGTAGACTGTCGAAGCCGCATAAGCGCCAAATTGATAAAGGCACTATTGACGATGTAACCGCTAAAGATATTATGGTTAAGTCCGTAGCAGCGGGTATCTTGAATGGCTGGGACAAAGACTATATGCCTGAAAAGGTAGAGTATAGCGAAATAAATGCTATATCTTTATTGCATAACGATCAAGATTGCATGGATTATGTGCAAGAGTTTTCGGCTGATCTCGATAATTATATCAAGGAAGAAATTGAGGAAGTTGTAAAGGAGTAGTTGGACTTCTTGAGTGGCAACTTAATTACGGCGATAAGATAGAAATGTTTACGAGGCTACAAGCGCAAGGACGCGCAACGCCGTTAGATGATGAAGTCCATATAACTGATATTAGCATTTGGTACATGAGGGCATATCAGTTACTTGCCAAAGATAAACAAATTGGTATGTCTCAAGGGCCAATACCAATGACATCGATGTTTATATATATCGATAGATATACGCTAATTGGATCTGAGGAAGAATTTATTTCCGTTATATCTGAAATGGATAACGCCGCTATGAAGCACTTATCCGACGAAAAGGCTAAAGCCCAGTCTACAACGAAACGAAGATAGAGAGCTATTATGACCGACAATATTGGCATTAAAATTACAGTTGATTCTACCGACTTCGATAAAAAGATGAGGCAGAATGAAAAAACTACCGCAAATGCCGACAAGAAAATAGTCGAACTTAATAAACATATTAGGGAGCTTCAGCACGCTGGACAAGGTGTATCTAAAGTAACCGAAATGCTACTTAAATTAGCAAATAGTTCGAGCGGGGCGACCAATCAGTTACTTGCCTTAACTAGAAGCCTATCTAAATTCGGCGTATCTGATTCTGGAATTACGAAGATAGTGTCAGAAATTAAGACGCTTAACGATGCTTTAGTCATGACTCCGAAAGCCGTCCAACTCATTAATAATGAGATTAATAAATTCGGACAGAATACGAAGCGTGCCGCAATTACAGCAAAAGAAATGGGGGCATCGCTTAAAAATCTTTCTATTTACATTAGCGATTTAGCAAAAGCAGGGACTCCACTTTCGCAGGTCGACATAACATTCCTTAAACTTTTGCAAAGAGTCGATGGAACTTCTGCGAAAATAAAATATGCGACAGAAGAGCTAAAGAAATTCGGATATGCCGGCGACCAATTAGCAAGAAAAGTCGCCGGAATAATGAATATGAGCGATGCATTCGACGAGACATCGAAGAGTATTGACAAAGCTAGAGCTAATGTAGGTATGCTAGGTACCGGAACAGATGCATACACGAAGCAAATACCAAAAATATCTGCAGCTAGAGATGCCTTTAATGCACTATCGAAGGCTACTGAGAAAACGAATTTCGAGGTCAAAAGGCTAGGCTCCTCCTACGGAGAATTTTCCGGCGCTACGGTCAAGATGTCCGGCGGAGCGCAAGAAGTAAATAAATTCGCAGAGTCTCTAAGGAAGGCAGATATTGACGTAAAAATATTAAAGGATTCATTAGGCAACGTAATTGGTGCGATAGCGAACGTCGGTGCAAATGTAAGCCATATTAATGTGCTTAATGATGCATTTAAGAATTCTAAACAAGGAATAGAAGTTTTCCATTCCGCTCTTACTTCCGTTGGAAGAACGGTTAATCAGACACGCGCCGAAACGATGGAGCTTGGGCTTGTTGTTAAGACTAATTTGGTCGATGCGTTTCTAAATAGCAGAAAAGCAACAGAGGTCGCAAAAACTGCGATTAAATCATATTCCATGTCAATCGCGGAATATTCTAAATTAGCGATGGCTTCAGCTACGGCTACTAAAACCTTTCATTCGTCATTGACCGGATTAGGAAGGACTATTAATGCAGTAAGGGCCGAAACTCTTGAATATGGATTAGTTGTAGGAAAAGATCTCGTTGATGGATTATTTAGAGCGGCAAAAGCAAATAGGGTATTAGGCCAGGCTTCTGCAACGAATACGAAATATATAAAAGAACAGCTCGGGTTATATTCCAAATTAGCTGGTGCTACATCAGTATATGGATATGCTGTTGCTAAATTAAATCTATTCTTAAAAAAAGGAGGTGGCATATTTACAAGAATGGGTACGGCGATGAGTCATTTCTATGCGACCGTAACGACCTTAGCCGGCAGAATCAGAATACTTAATGGAGTGATGAATGGGTTCTGGGTTACTTTAAAAAAAGGCGTTGGGCTTTTCGCTAAAATAGGAAACGCTGCAAAAGCTACGGTTGCGAATTTTATAAGGATGAGGACGTTAGAAACGATAATGTTTTTCAATCCAGTAAAATTAGCAGAAATGACATCTAATTTTCTTGGTTACAGAAATGCTTTGCTCCTCGCTACGGATTCAACGAAAACTCTATCCGCTAGGACTATCGAAGCTAATGCGAATCTAACAAGAGCCACTAAGATAGCTATTGAATATAAGGTTGACGTTCAAACACTTACGAAGGAATATTCTAAATTTATCAACGCTGTAACTTTATCTGGAACTTCGATGAAGAAGGCCGAAGGCTATTTTAGAACTTTCGCAAAAGTTGCACGTATTACTAATATGAGCACTCAAGCGATGAGTGGAATGTTCCTTGCCCTCGAACAAATGATATCGAAAGGAACGGTATCGATGGAAGAATTAAGACGACAGCTCGGACAATATATACCGGGTTCTATGGCATTAGCATCGGAAGCTTGGATGGAAGGGACTGGACATATGGCGGAGTTTTATAAGGAGGTTAAAAAGGGCGCGGTTCAATCAACGCCTTTCCTTGAAAAATTCGCAAAAGTAATTAACGAGAAATTCGATACAAGTATATTGGTTAAGTCTCTCGAAAAGCCACAAGCTGCTATGGTAGCTTTACAAAATACCTTAACTGGTCTACAAGCGCTATTTGGCGCGTTAATATCAGACACATTCGTTAAAGTTGTTAAATGGTTCGATGAATTTGCAAAAAGTATCGGAAGAATGTGGGTCGCCGGAACAGAACTCGCCTCTGTATTTAGTACGATATTTGGAGCGGGGGACATTGAAGTTAATTTAGAAGGAGCTACTGAAAGCTTGAGTAGTTTCGATTTAGCGATGAATTCGGTCGGGGAGACTTCCGATAAAGTTGGAGATAGCATTGATCGTTTTAATTCCGGCGTAGATAAAACGAAAAGCATAGTAACCGACCTTAATGAAAATTTTAAGTCTATTATTGGGCCAACTGGTACGATAGGGCTGCTCGGAGCCGCCTTCGTCGGTGGATCGAAGGCTTTGCAGTTATTCGGGAAAGCGTTAAGGTGGCTATTTTCTCCATTAACCTGGATTATAACGAATACATCTATATTTGCTATAAAAATGAGATTGGCCGCATCGGCTATTTTAGCATTTGGATCAGCGATATTGGCGTTTTTGGCTTCGCCGCTTGGACTCGTTATCGCTGCGTTCGTCGGAGTAACAACCGCGGTTTATTTATACGTCGACTCTTTGCATGAAGCAAATAAAGAGACGGAAAATAGCAAAATGGGGCAATTAGCTATCGAAATAACTGATCTCGAATCCGCATATATGGATGTTTCCGAGGCTACCGCTTATGCTAGCAATAATCAGGAAAAATTTAATAAACTACTGCGAAATTCGCCGGACTATACCGAATCGTTTAAGATGGTAGTGGCAGATCTGACGGATAAAATAAGTTCATTAGAAGGAGAAGTTGATAGAGCGAGAGAGGCGATATCAAGATTTGAAAGTGAAGGGAAGCCTGAATACGTTAAAGGATATACTCTAGCGCTTGAGCTACAATTAAGTATGCTAGAGCGTCTAAAACAGCAGTATATAAATATCCTTCCAAGCTTTTTATCTTTTAACTCTAGTGTTAATTATGCGGCGTTTTTAATAAAGCAATCCATAGCGGATACGAAAGCCTCAGCTGAGGCATCTAAAGATTTAGGGAAGGAACTTGCCAAAATAAGTCTAGCTACTACGCTAATTGCAGACGGAACGAAGAAGGGATCTGTAGAATGGACTCTAATGATGAAGGAATCAGCAGATGGTGTCGCCGTACTAGGGGCAGAATTTTTATCCGCTAGACTATTGGCTAGAGCACTAGACGAGCAAATAGGATCGACGACCGGCACGGATAAATTTATTGATAAGCAGCAAAGGCTAATCGAGAAACTAAGATCTGCGGAAAAGGCTCAAGTAGCAACTTTAGAATTAATGAATAGGGGCGTTGATATTAATACAAGGTACGCAAAGGCGTACATTGAGCTTAGAGTTTTAGGAATAGATCCTACAACGGCCGCTAATCAAAAATCTTTAGCTGCATGGGCGGCAATCGATAAGATGCAAGCTGATATGACGGCGATAACCAAAAGAATTAATGCGGAAAAACAATTACAAGAAAAAGTAAAAGAGCTATTGCTATTAGAAGGTGCATACGTTAAAATGGCGAAGCTCGGAATAGATAGCACGACCGAGCGTGGGAAGGCTTTCATTTTGCTAATTAAGGCTGGAATAAATCCAACTATAAAAGAATACGAAAAGCTGATGAAAGTTCTTGAACAAGTCGACAAGGACAGGGCGTTAGAAAAAGCAATGAAGAGGCTAAAGACTTTACACGTTGATAATATTAAAAGTTTAAAAACTGAAATTAAGTCCATTTCCGATTCAACGAAAATGATTAAGCTAAAAGGCAGAGAATTAGCCAGATATAATATAAAGTCTGAAAAGTCAAGAAAATCGCAAGAGTATTGGAATGATATAACTGAAAATGGAACAGTAATTACGGCAGATCATGTAGAATCACTAAAGCTGTTTAACGAAGAGCTAGATCTATTAGCACAAAAGCAAATAGAGGCTTACGATACACAGATTCTTCAAGACTTCGCGGATGAGTTTACCGCGATATTTGAAAATATGGGAGATTCACTTATTGACGTGTTTGCCGATTATTTATCCGGAATCGAAGATGACTGGAGCAATTTCGCTGACGACATAAAAGATATATTCAAAAATATGTTGCGTGATTTAATTAAAATGGCGATTAGTAACCCGATTAAAATATACGGATTCTTTTCCGGAATGTTCGGAGGAACTAGTGGGGCCGTCGGTGCCGGTGGTGCGACCGGCGTAGTCGGCGGCGCTGACGGTGGATTTATAGGGCAACTTGGACAAATGGGCCAACAAGGATTAAGTAATTATTTGATGGGTGGAATTGGGAATATATATAACGCATGGGGAGGATATGCCGCTGGCTCCGTCGGAGAAGCTGGAGCTTTTATGACCGCCCCATTCGAGGCTATTGGCCCGAATGGCATACAAGGTGGCTGGACTGGCGTTAACGGAATGGGTGGCGCAGGAGGTGCTGCAATGGGAGCTGTTGGAGGCGGATTAGTCGGCTACGGAATAGGATCAATAATAGGTGGTGAGAAATATGGTGGCATGGCTGGCGCAGTTGGTGGTGCTGTTGGTGGTGGAATAGCAGGAGCAGCAGGGTATGGAGCGTTAGCTGCAACCGGTTGGGGAGCGATTGTAGCATTAGTTATTGCTATCATATCTAGGTTTACTGAGGATGAAAATTCTAATAGTAGATTAACTATGGGGTATGGTGGAAATATAAACGGCGGAACGAAAGGGGGCATCGGTTCTGGGACTGTGGAAGGCAGGCACGGTAGATATGCACAAGACACCCCTTGGGGCAGAGAGTGGATAGGAAAACAAGGTGAGCGCACTGGAATAGCTGTAAGTGCTAGTCTAGGAGATATGTACGCTAAAGGGCAGCATATAGGAAATCCTAACGACGATCAGATACCGCAAGAAGATTTTGATAAGTGGCTCGATGGAATGCAGCAGGCATTTCAAGCTATGGGGCAGTTAGATGACGCTCTTATAGAGGTGTTCGATTTATCTGCAGAAGCTGTCGCCAAGGTAAAGGCAGAAGTGGAGGGGCTGCATAAAACATCCGAAAAAATGGGGACTCCTGATTTTCATGACTTCGTAATTAAGAGGTATGACGTTATATTTAAGGAAGTGAGCGGCATGGCCTTGCATATGTGGGATAACTTTAAAGCTCAAGGATTAAATGACGATAACGTAATGGCCGCTGTAGATGCTATAGTTATGCTAGAAGCGAATTTACAAGGATTAGCGAATGTTGCGGAAACTGCAGCGCAAATAATTTCGGATATGGCGTTAACACAAACCGAAGTACTAGCGATACATAGAGACGCGGTATATGATTTGATAGAAGATTATGATGGTACAATAGAGGCCACTCAATTGCTAACCGCAGGGTTATCGGAACAAAGAGAAGCGACGATACAGTTATTGCTAGCGATAGATCAGGCTAGTAAAGCAATAAACGCTATGTTCTCTGATACTAGAGAGCGCATATTAACAGATACAATGACTGACGAGGAAAAATTTAATTATCATAAAGGGCAGGCTGATATGTGGACTGCTAGGTTGGCTACTTTAACTGATCCAGCTGATATTCTGGAGGCGACTAGAGAAATAAATAAACATATCGGATTATCTTGGTCTGCTCAAATGAGTGCAGATCCAGAAGCCGCTAAGAAAAATCAGCAAAACTATTTGGATTATCTTGATAAAATTAATAAATTAGCTCAAGATAGGCTGGATATAGCTAAGCAAGAGGCTGTGAGCGAAGCCGCCCTCTTAGCAGCGGCCGTTAGAACAGCTGTTGAAGAAGCCGTAGTTCCGATGACTGAAGCTGCAGAAAATACTTCGGAAGCAACTGGGGACATGACTGATGCGGTTAAAGAATTTGGCGGCCATGTAACGAGATTTGGCCAAGTAAGTAGCAACCCTAACGATGAAATGAATACATACAATCCGGCATTTGGAGGTGGCATGTGAGAGATCTTGAGCCTGGATATTTAGATTTGCTATATAAAAAGGTAACTACGCCAAATTATTTAGTAACAATAAATTGGCAAGATCATGAAGGTGCTTCGCAGGGGGTTTACACCAGCACTACTAATCAAGATGTAACTTATGAAACCGTCGATTTTGACGATAAGAAAATAAAGTTAAATCAGATTAGTCCGCAAAGTATGGCTATTTGGTTTACGAACGTTTGCGGACATGAACATACTCCAGCACTCGATACAAAATATATAGATTCTGTAATTGAAGTTAGGTTGGCCTACGAGATTGCTCCTGGAACCGAAAAGGCACCTATCATATTTAAGGGATATTTAGATTACGCTCATAGTATAGGGCACGATTGGATTAAAGCTAAATGTTTCGCTGTTCCAGCTGCAACTTTAGAATCACCTAGAATTTTTGCAGAACCTCCGGCATTTAATTACTTGCCGCCGGCTGGTACGATCATTGGAAAGTACATTTTGGAGCCTGCAAGATAATGGCCAGCTACTTAGATTATAAGCAATCACTTAATACTAGAATTAAGCCAATAAACCATTATACTAGTCATTCGTTGCCAAATAATAATTATGCAGTATCTGATAAGAATATAAGGCTTAATAGGCTTTATTATGACATAATAGTCGAGCATCATCATGTCCCAGATAGCGATTATTCGTTATTCGAGACTCATTATGATACGAATAAAAGCGAAGAAATTGAATTTACGCACCATGCTGATGGATCGGTATATACCTGCATTTATACTCATCCGTTTCTAATGATTAAGAAAGCTAATGATATGTGGCTTATTCGCAATAAGTTTGTTGGCTATCGTGGAGCTAGTGATGGAGAATCTCCCGGCCCAATTAATCCCAATCCACCGCCAGATGATCCAGGCCCAGCTCCGACTACAGATCCATTCGTTATAATTTGGAGACATAATAATGATGCGATTATAGCACGCCTTCCAATGTATTTAGATACTGGAATGGAAATAAACGTAATGATAGATTGGGGAGATGGTTCCGCTGTCGAGCATGTTTGGTGGGAAGCACCGGAACATACTTATCCGGCAGGAATAGATGACGATTATACGATTAGTATAACGGGGACATTAAATTGGTTCGATGCTAGCAAATTACCGATAATAGAGTATTCTCTTCCAAAATCATATCTCGTTGGAGTCACTTTCTGGGGAAACGTCGGATTTAAGAGATTAAGTTATGCGATAGCGGAAACTGGAATGCCGGTAACTCTTTCCGCGTCTGATGGAGATGATGCATTCGATACCGTTCAAAATATGACTGGGATGTTTAAAAGTTTGGATGGCCAACCAGATGTATCTGATTGGAATGTATCTAATGTTGTATTATTTAAAGATATGTTCTTAGATGTTACCGTTTCGGCAACAATCGATACTTCTTCCTGGGTAACGACGAACGCTACAGATATGAGTGGGATGTTTGAAAGTACAGATATGCTCCCGGATATGTCATCTTGGGATACCTCTGGGGTTACTACCTTTAAAAGAATGTTTCTAGGTAATGGCTCAGATCCAGATATTAGCGTTTTAGATATAACTGGAGTTACAGCGAATGTACAAGGACTACTGTTTTTCGGCGAATATGGAGATTCTTCAAGCTTTAGCACAACTAATTATGATGCGGCGCTAATTAGTTTTGCTGGTCAATTACCAATTCAGGCCGATTTGCAATTTAGCGCGCCAGATACAAAGTATACCGCAGGAGGAGCAGCGGAAACAGCAAGACAAGCATTAGTCAGCGGTGGATGGATTATTACGGATGCTGGTGCGGTATGATCAATTACCCTCTACGGTGTAGGTCGAGAGGAACTAAGATTGCTCCTGTAGAGCACACTAAATCTGATTTCTCTACTAATGGAATAGGGAAGGGACTAAACTCTGCAGGGGAGCAACAAGCATATAAAATTGTTAGTGTGAATGATTTTCTTAATAACACTCAAAAAGAAGAAATACTTGCTCATTATACGGAAGCTGGCGACCTTATAAATGGATTTGATTGGGAAGCTCAGTTAGGTAGTACACTTTTAACCTTTTGGTGCTGGTACGAATCCCCTCCAAAAGTACAATTCGTAAACAATGCACATTGGAAAGTCACTTCAACCCTATACGCCTATAAGAAAGCTGTATACGAGTGTACACCTAGTGAGCCTATAGACCCAATAGAGCCTCCGGGAGATTGTAACTTGTGTACGGAAATTTGGTCTGATAAAACAATAATATCAGATACGGAAATTCTAGCAAACACTGATTTTGCAGACGCTACGAATTGGACGCTTAATGCTAACGCATCCATAGCTGGAGGACAGTTAATTTTAACTGGGACTAATTATGATGGACAAGCGAAAGGGCATACCCTACTATCCAATTTAGATGAAGGAATTTATGAAGTAACGATAGATATTGCAGAAAATACAAGACTTAGAATAAGGCATTTTGACAATACCTCAACAATTAGAGATGGAATTATTTTTATAGATGTAATAGGAGAATTTAAGTATATAACATATAGCTACGATCAAAATCCTCCGAATGTAGTTTTGATTGAATCTGAAGACGGTGCTATAATAAATAGTATATCTGTTAGAAGGGCAACGCTTCCTACAAACGATATGGTCGTAAATGGTTGTTTCAACGATCCATATTATTCAAAATATGGATGGTTCGTAGATTATGATGAATCTGATGCGGAAATATCCGATGGAGTATTAAAATTCTTAAACCCATATCCTTATGTCTATAGCAGGTGTCAAGAGTGGACGGAAGGGGAAATGCTCATTTATACCGTAGATTGCATAAAAGGGCTCGACGATGAAGAATGGGGAATGCATATAGCAGATGCTCGATCATTTGATTTGCCAGGTAGAACTGGAACGTTTTCAGGAACTTGTATTGCGGACGCAGAAACTCAATCTAGTCAAATGTTCGAGCTTTTTGCCGATAATGGAAATGGGTTTACTGGCTCATTTGATAATGTGCATGTTCGCAAGTTTAATCCAGCATGCGATGAAATTTTAGCAGATGCTGAGTTGATGTGGGGGAACATAACACAGTATAATTCTAATAATCCTTGGGGTTTTGACGCTGCTTGGTCTATGGCGGTTGGCAGTGGCGTTATTGTAGGTGTTGATGTGGATTGGGACTGGGCGCTTAATAAAACCTATGTCACACAATATCTTATAGGAGACCAGTTTAGATATTCCTTCGAGATATTCGATTATGAAAAAGGGGATATAATAGCTGAATTCGCTGGTGAAGAAACTGGGCCATATTCTGCGAATGGAGTATATACAGGAATTGTCACTGCAGTTAGTGGGTCTGATTGCTGTTTTCGCAATGAGGGAAATATCTTCACCGGAAAGATAAGGAATGTCTCATTAAAGAAATATCCAGAGTGTGATAGTGGAGCTGCCTGTACAGATCAGGAACTTTGGGGATATATTTGTGATGAGGTGCCACCTATAGATTGCAATTTATGTGACCCAGTATACGAATACGGAGAAAATTTAGTTGTAAATGGAGATTTCACAAGTGGGCATGATAATTGGGATCCAGACCCTGAATGGGTAATAATTAACGAGCAGCTTACTAAGCCAGAGACTTTAGGGGATGCTTCTAATACCTACGTTAGTATGCCGGCAATTGTAGAAGGTGCAACTTATGAATATTCATTCGATGTTGTAGCATTTGCACATACCTCTACATATGACACTATTGTTAGAATAGTAAGAGCAACCGAATTAGAGCCAGATATAGAAATAACTGGGACTGGAACATATAGTGGATTTGTGATATTCGATGGGGATTACGGATATAATTTCGATATTTATGCAGAAGATGCAGTAACATTTGATAATTTTTCAATTAGACTAGTGTCTCCAGATGTTAATTCAAATAATATAGTGTATAATAGTTGCTTTAATGATGATCTAAAAAGAGGCTGGATGGATGCGCATAATAGCGAAACCCAGTCATATATAGATTCTGGCCGATTAGTTATCCCGGCGAGTGGAATAAACGTAGTATATTCCTCTGCCGAGCAAGTCGTTTATGACGCAGGTGCCCCACAATCATACCTTATCTCTTTCGAT